TTGTGCTATGTGGGGTTATTGTGTTTTTCTTGGTCGTGGATTACTGCAGATGGGTGTTTTGTTTTTTTCAAGCTGAAGAAGGCGTACGCGGCTTACTGACGTTACTGGAGTTCAGACGTGTGCGCTGTCGACCTGCCGCCGCGGTCATGCGCGACGGCCCTGGCTGGCGCGCCGAGGTCGACCTGCCCCCGGGCGTCGAGGCCACGGCCGTGCTGGAGAAGCGGGCCGCGCTCGCCGCAGCTATGCGCCGCCCCATCTCCACCGTGTGGCCGGAGGCCGACCGCACCGCCCACCCGGGCCGCCTGGTCCTGTGGGTTGCCCAGCGCGACCCCGCCAAGGCCGGCCGCAAGCTGTGGCCGCTCATGAAGGACGGCCAGGCGGATGTGTACGAGCCGCTGCCCTACGGCTTCGACCCGCGCGGCAACCTCGTCGAAATCACCCTCATGTACTCCAACCTGCTGGTCGGAGGCATCCCCGGCTCCGGCAAGACCTCCTGCGCCCTGGCCATCGTGTTGGGTGTCGCCCTCGACCCCACCGCCGAACTGTGGATTTACGAACTCAAGGGCTCCGGCGACCTCGACTCCGTCAAGCCGATCTGCCACCGCTACGTTTCCGGCGACGAAGACGAAGACCTCGAGGCCGCCCTCGCCGGCATGCGCTCTGGGATCGCCGAGTACCAGCGCCGCGCCGCATTCGTGCGCTCCCTGCCCGCCTCCGAGGTCCCCGAAGGCCGCAAGGTCACCCGCGCCCTCGCCGAGAAGTACCCCGAGCAGAAGCTCGGCCCCCGCGTCATCGTCATCGACGAAGTGCAGGAGCTCTTCACCCACGACGACTACAAGGAGGAGGCCGCCGCCCTGGCCACGCGCCTGATCAAGAAGGCCCGCGCCTACGGCATCATCCTCATCCTCCTCACCCAGAACCCCGACGCCCCGTCCCTGCCGTCCTCCGTCTCCAGCTCGGTCGGCACCCGCCTGTGCCTCGCCGTCATGGACTGGCGCGCCAACAACAACGTGCTGGGCACCGGCGCCTACGACCGCGGCCTGCGCGCCACCGACATCTCGATCGACGAGCAGGGCACCGGCATCCTCGCCCGCGGCCGCGAAGGCATCACCGTGCGGGCCGCGTTCATCAAGCAGACCGAAGCCGAGGACATCGCCAAACGGGCCCTCGCGCTCCGCACGGCCGCCGGCACCCTGTCCGGTCAGTCCGTCGGCGCGGCCGTCGAGGAGAAGGACGTGGAGACGATCCTCGACCACCTCCGCGCCATCTGGCCCGAAGGAGTCGAGACCGTCCACTCCCACCGGATCGTCGAAGCCCTCGCCGCCTACCGCGCTGACTTGTACCGGCCCTGGCTGATGGAGATGGACACCGCCGGAGCCTCCACCGCCCTCTCTGCAGCCCTCAAGCCGTTCAAGGTGTCCACCCGTCAGCTGACCATCCGGGAATGCTGCGGCGGCGCCAAGGGCCTCCGGTGGGTCGACATCCCGGCCGCCGAGGACGGCGAGTAGAGGCCCCGAAGCCGGTTTCGGATCACTCCAGCGGTTTCACCTTGATCCGAAACCGGTTTCGCCCCCGATATCGGCCCCCACCTGCACAGTTTCGAGTTTCGGGCCCTCGCGCCAGACCCCTGAATCGGCCCCGAATCCGCCTTCCGCGCAGGGCCCGTAGGCGACACCACTGCCGCATCATGGGGTCATGGAGTCCCAGATCATCCGGCCCGGCCACCTCACCGCCCACCAGACCGCCCAGCAACTCGGCATCACCCTCGGCGGCGTCCGCAAGCTCGTCCAACGCGGCCGCCTGACACGCTCCGGCGGCACCGAGCGGCAACCCTGGTACGCCGTCACCGACGTCGCCGCACTCGCCGCCAAGCGACCACAACGCAACGCCGCTTGACCGCAGGTCACAGCGAGTGTCACGATCTCGGTGAACAACTGTGCCCTCAACCGGCACCACAGACTCCCAAGGCCCCGCACACCAACGGGGCCTTATGTATGCGCAGGAGGCAGCAATGCCCACGCGCAAGGCCATGCAGGTCTGCCCCACACCAGGCTGCCCCACCCTCACCCCAGCAGGACCCTGCCCCGCCTGCCAGGCCAAGGCCCGCGCCGCCCGACCCCAGCCCAACCAGCGTGGCTACAACACAGCATGGCGCAAGGCCAGCGCCGAGTACCTGCGTGACCATCCCTGGTGCGAGTGCCACGAGTGCGCAGACCTACCCATGCTCCAGCGGGACCGGGCCACCGAGGTCGACCACATCGACGGCCTCGGACCACTCGGCCCCCGAGGCTTCGACCCGAGCAACTGGCAGGCCATGAGCAAGCGCCACCACTCCCGCAAGACCGCAGCTGAGACCTGGGGCACGTGACGCACGGTCACGGACCCACGGGGGTGACCCCCGGGCGGCTGGGGGTGGAACAGCGCGGGGGAGGGCGCTGCCTGGTCCGTCGGGTTCAGAGGGTCCCCGCTGTCACGCAAGGTGACGGCCTGGTGCTGCGCAACGCAGCGCGTTGAAGGAGTGATCGACATGCCCCGTGGTGGAGCGCGCGCGGTCTCCGGGCCGGCACCGGATCCCCGGTCTCTGCGCAGCAGCAAGACCGTGGACAAGGGCGGATGGCGGACGCTGCCCGCCGAGGGCCGCCAGCAGCCGGCGCCCGACTGGCCGCTGACGACGGCGTCCGACCGTGAACTGGACCTGTGGGAAGACCTGTGGGCCAAGCCGCAGGCCGTGGCGTGGGAGGACATGGAGCAGGCGCTGGAGGTCGCCCTGTTCGTGCGGACGCTCGCCGAGGCCGAGCGCGCCGACGGCCGGGTGGACGTGAAGAAGATGGTGCGGGGCTACCTCGACTCGCTCGGGCTGAGCGTGGCGGGCATGAACCGCAACCGGTGGAAGGTCGCGCCCGCGCTGGAGGACCAGGGCGAGGACGTGCCGGAGACCGCGGCCGCGCCCGTGCGGCCCCCGTCGGCTCGTGACCGGCTGAAGGTCGTGTTCAGTGGTGAAGGGGCCTGACGCCTCGCCCGAGTTCGTCGTCGACTTCCCTACCCTGTGGATCGTTCCCGACTGGATCGAACACCACTGCCCGATTCCGGACGGCTTTCGTGCGGGCGAGGACATGGAGCTGTACCCGTGGCAGCTGTGGTGTACGGCCAACCACTACCGGGTGAAGCCGGGAGTTGATCCGTACCGGGAGAACGGGGAGCGGCGGTTCGCCTCCGCGTTCCACTACCGGCGCAGTCAGATCGTGGCTCCGCAGAAGACGGGCAAGGGGCCGTGGTCGGCGACGATCGTCCTGGCTGAGGCGGCTGGGCCGGTGGTGTTCGACGGGTGGGCGCGGGGCGGCGAGCGGTACCGGTGCTCGGACCATGGCTGTGGTTGCGGCTGGTGGTACGAGTACCGGCCGGGTGACCCGATGGGTGTTCCGTGGCCGACGCCGCTGATTCAGCTGATGGCCACGTCGGAATCGCAGGTCGACAACGTGTACCGGCCGCTTCAGTCGATGGTGAAGAAGGGTCCGCTCGGCGAGCTGATGAGGGTGGGTGAGGAGTTCACCCGGGTCGGCGAGGACGGGAAGATCGAGACGGTCACGTCGAGCGCTTTGTCCCGGCTGGGTAACCCGATCATCTTTGCGATGCAGGACGAGTCCGGCTTGTACACGGCGGCGAACAAGCTGCGGAAGGCGGCGGAGACTCAGCGGCGTGGCGCGGCCGGCATGGGTGGCCGGTCGATGGAGACGACGAACGGGTGGGATCCGTCCGAGGCTTCGGTCGCGCAGACCACGCATGAGGCCAAGGCGAAGGACATCTTCAAGTACCACCCCGAGGCGCCGAAGTCGCTGTCCTACAGCAACAAGCGGGACCGCCGGAAGATCCACGCGGTGGTGTACGCGGGCTCGTCCCACGTCGACCTGGACGTTATCGAGGCCGAGGCGGCCGAGATCATGGAGAAGGATCCGGCGCAGGCTGAGCGGTTCTTCGGCAACCGGTGCGTCGCTGGTACGGCGTCGTGGCTGGACGTCGCCCGGTGGGCAGCGAAGGCGCAGCGCGTGCGGGTGCGCGCGGGCACGCGGGTGGTCCTCGGCTTCGACGGCAGTGACGTCGACGACTGGACGGCGATTCGGGCCGAGACCATGCAGGGCTATCAGTTCACGCCGTTGTACGGGCCGGACGATGCGCCGACCATCTGGAACCCGGCCGACTACGACGGGCAGGTGCCGCGCGCGGAGGTGCGGGCCGCTGTCGACCAGTTGATGCGCCGGTATGACGTGGTGCGGATGTACTGCGATCCGCCGTACTGGGACACCGAGGTCGACGAGTGGGTCGACAAGTACGGGGAGGAGCGCGTGATCCGCTGGCACACCCGGCGGATCATCGCGATGCACGCCGCGTGTGAGCGGCTGAAGACGGACGTGCTGAAGCGGAACAGTGAGGGCGCCGCGTTCACGCACGACGGATGCCCGATCACCGAGGCGCACATCGCCAACGCCCGCGCGGCCGCGCGCCCGTCGGACCGGTACGTGCTGCGCAAGGCATCGCCTGCCCAGAAGATCGACGCGGTCATCCCGTCGGTCCTGGCTCACGAGGCGCTCGGCGATGTGATCGCGGCGGGTCTCACGGAGCCGGAGACGTCCTACTACTACGGCAGTTGACGGGAGGTGCGTCGTGGCGACGGAAGCCCAAGCGCTGCAGCTGGTGGCGCTGCTGGAGAACGAGCTGATCCGTCGGCGCGGCCCGATCGACCGGTACAACGCGTACTACCGGGGCAAGCACCCGCTGAAGTTTGCGTCCCAGGAGTTCGCGAAGTTCCACGGCGACCGCTACCGCGACTTCTCCGACAACTGGGTGCAGGTGGTGGCCGACTCTCCGGTTGAGCGGCTGACCGTGACCGGGTTCCTCGCCGATGGCGAGACGTCTGCGGACAAGGATCTGTGGCGGGTGTGGCAGGTCAACGGCCTCGACGCCGACTCCCAGTTGGGGTTCCTCGGCGCGGTGACCGGGGCTCGCTGTTTCGTGCTGGTGTGGGGTGACCCGGACGACCCGGACATGCCCGTCGTCACCTTCGAGGACGCGAGCCAGTCGATCGTCGCCTACGAGCCAGGCTCTCGCCGGCACCGCCGGGCGGCGCTGAAGCGGTGGCAGGACGGCAACGAGGACTACGCCACGCTGTACCTGAAGAACGAGGTGTGGAAGTTCTGCCGCCCGCTTCAGCAGCAGGACAAGTCTCCGCAGATGGCGGACGTCGACGAGGAGTTGAAGCGGTGGCGGCCGCGGGAGATGGCTGATGAGCCGAACCCGCAGCCGAACCCCATGGGTGTCGTGCCGATGGTGGAGCTCCCGAACAAGCCGATGCTGGTCGAGGACCCCATCAGCGATGTGACTGGCGTGGTGGCGATGCAGGACGCCATCAACCTGCTGTGGGCCCAGCTGTTCACCGCCTCCGACTACGCCTCGTTCCCGCAGCGGGTGGTCCTGGGCGCCGAGCGGCCGATGATTCCCAAGCTGAACAGTGCGGGCGAGATCGTCGGCAAGCAGCCCGTCGACCTGGACAAGTTCATGGTCGACCGGGTCGCGTGGATCACCGGCAAGGACGCGAAGATCGCCGAGTGGCAGGCCGCCAACCTGGAGGCCTACACCAAGGTGATCGAGGTTGCGGTGGGTCACCTCGCCGCGCAGACCCGTACTCCGCAGCACTACCTGATCGGGAAGATGGCCAACTTGAGTGGCGATGCGCTGCTGGCTGCTGAGACCGGCCTGGTGAAGCGGGTCGACGAGAAGAAGCTGTGGTTCGGGCAGGCGATGCGGGAGGTCGCCCGCCTGATCTACCTCGCACGGGGCGAGGACGGGAAGGCGCGCGCGATGCGCGCGGGGGCGGTGCTGTGGGCCGACTCGGAGTCCCGCTCGTACGCGCAGCTCGCGGACGCGCTGGTGAAGCTGAAGGACATCGGTTTCCCCTTTGAGTGGCTCGCCCTCAGGTACGGGCTCACGCCGACCGAGGTTGCGGACGTCGTCGCGATGCGGGAGCGGGAGGCGGAGATGGACCCGATCGCCGCCGCCACGCAGATGCTCGCCCAGCGCCCGGGCCCGGGTGGTGAGGACGTCGTTGAGGACGAGGACGACGTCGAGCCGGATGAGGAGACGGTGGCGTGAGCGTCCCTGTCGAGGCCCAGCAGCACCAGGCCGAGCGCGCTGTGCAGGCGGCGGCGACGGCGGCCGCCGTACGGGCCGTGTGGGGCAGCGTCGACCCGGAGGACCTCGAGTCGTCCTGGCTGGCGCATGCCGCTGTGGCGGCCGAGGTGATCCGGGCCGGGCAGATCGCCGCGGCGTCGACGGCCGAGGCGTGGCTCACCCAGGAGACGGGGCCCGGTGAGGGCGCGGTCGACCCGGCCGCGGCTGCGGCCGCAACCGGGGACCTGACCGGGCCGCTGCTGTATCCGCTGCTCGTCGCGTTCAACCGGCTGCGCCGCGGGTTCTCGGTGGCGAT